ATTACTCAAATGAAATGATTGACAAACCAAAACCTAACGAATATATAAAATACATTAATCCTGAAACAAATAACAAACAATCATTTAATTTGGGTAACGACACATCTTTAACCTACTCATCTATAGAAGATATTTTTGGAGTCTTTACTAAAGAGATGTTAGATAATTTCGAACAAGTATTCTTAAATTTCTGCCAACCACCAAGTAGTTATGATATTGATTTTATTAATAGAGGATTAACCACATTTAAAGACTTTGTTGATAAATTATATCCTGAATTAACTCAGTACTACGATGAAAGTACTGAAGAATTTGTGGTACCTAATTCAGAAATCTCTAAATTAAATGATGCTGAAAGTAGATTTAAAAACTTAAACAGTTCATTTAATAGTCTTAATCTGAAACCTGAAATTAACTTATATAAGGCTATCCGTTCTTTACTTGTTGTTAATAAACCTGAATTAAATGGAGATATAAATTTAGATATTAAAAGTTTAAGTAAAAATCAAGCAAACAATTTTAAATCACAACACTCTGAAGTGTTTTTGAAAAACGATATAATATTAAAAATTGGTAATCCGGGTAAATTTAACACAAGAGTTTATGGGTCATTAACAGAAAATGATGAATTTAAAATTGTTGAACCCATAGATTTTGGAAATTATATACCAAACTCGTTACCGACAAGCGGAGGGACAACGACATTAAGTCAGAGCATTTCAGATTACCCTGACGCGTGGGATGCGATGTCTTTATATGTTGGTGAATTTAATGAAGAAAATTTTATATACAGTGACAACGGTTCATACTTAACTGACTTTTTTGTTGACATGGAATTTAATTTTACTGAGGAAAATGTAAAACTTTTGGCACCGGTAATAAAAATATACGCGACACAAAAAGCCGAAGACAATACAATAGATAAAGAAAAATTCCTAACTAAGATAGATGAATTTTTAGGTGAACAAAATAAATTCCAAGAGAGTATCTTAAACCATGTCTTTATAAACGCAAATAAAAAGTTAAAATCTGTTGCGGTAACTGAAGACAACAGTAGAATTTCTAATTTAGATGGAAATGTAGTTAAACTAGAACTATGGAAATCCTTCCAAGCGTTAAACGATAAATGGATAGCAGGTCAAGACTTTAAAACTAGAACAATATTCGAAGATTTTTTATTTTTGGATAGGGCGAATAGACCAATTGGTGATACTGTAGTAGTAAACATTTCAAACTTAAGAGGGTTAATTAGAGGTAGGACTAAAAAAACTTCATTATACTCACTAATTGGAAGTATTTACGAAGAAAATAATTTTATTTTTATACCAACACCCGCTTATACTAATTTTTACGGAAGAAATGAAAGAGTAAAAGAAGGAGAACCAATACCACAAGATATTCCCAATGATTTATTTGGTACTTTTATGGAAGTTGATACAAAGGAAAGTAGACCAAGGATGATAGGTATGTATGTTGGGGAACCATCCTCAAATTTAGATATGAAAGATAATAGTAACAGTAGAAAAGGAGATGACTCTTTTGACATTACGATACCTTCACAATCACCACTAAGAGAAAACCAAGAAAACAAAACAAACTATTCTGATAGTAATGCGTGCGTAGGATTCCAAGTGGATTTCGGAAAAAGAAATCAAGGAATGTTTAGTTCTATTCAAATTGACATGAACCAACACAGAAATATAGGACCAACATTCTTGGTTCTCCAAGACTTAGGTTCACAAGTTTCAGGTCAAAAAGTTGCTCAACAATCACAATCCTTTTATGAGTTTTATAAAACAAGGTCATACACATGTCAAATACAATCTTTAGGTAATGCTATGATACAACCTACAATGTATTTTAATTTAACAAACGTACCTTTATTTTATGGACCTTACTTAATTATGAATGTATCACATAATATTTCTAATAGAGGATTCACCACAAACTTTGATGGAGTTAGGGTACCGAAGTATTCTCTAGAGTCGCCAAACCAAATGGTTGCGAGTATAAACAGACAAATACTCGATTCATTCAACAAGTTATTATCTGTATATAATAAAAATATTATAACAGGTAGTAGTGTGAATAATATATTGTTAACTAACCCTGATAAGATAGTAGCGGCTTCAGAAGACAAATGTAAATCATTAACAAAATATGAAAATAAAACATTCATTACTTTAAAACCCACAACGGTAAAGGCTAGTGATGTTATAAACTACCTAAATACTATATCAAATATCGACAATAATTTAAAAATATTTATATATGGAGTATCGACTTTAAATAAAAACACTAGACAAGATTGTTATAACAATAATTTAATTGCATTAACAACAGATAAAGAATTAAAACCAGAAAACAGAGCACAATTTTTTAACAGTCAGACATGTATTGAAAGTAATGGGTCAATATATCCATATGCTTCATTTGAAAATATTAATAAATGTATGGATTATATGATAGCCACGTTTGCACCTTACGGAGGTTCTTTCATTGAAGAATTAAAACAAGAAATACAAATTACAATAGTAGGAGACACAACAGCGGACAGTTTAGCAATATTATATATGTCACAAATTTATGAAAGAAACCCATTAAATAATTCAACACCACAACAAGTATATGAAATTGTAAATCAAAAAATTAATAATGACACCGAATATAAAAAGGAATATGATAAATGGAAAAAAATATTTGAGTCTGTTATACACAAGGTAACGTGAATATTCTCCTATTAGAGTATATTTATTAAAAAAAGAGATATGAATATTAAAAATTTATTAGATAATTATCTACAAAAAGATACTAGAATTACCGAAAGAGATAATGGTAATGGGTATAAAGAAGTCTGCGATTTAGACACAGGAGATTGTTACACTGTTAGAATGAGAGACGGTTTAATTGAAAGGGTAGATAACACGATGAATTTAAATAGAACTCTTAAAGTTGAAACACCACAAGGGGTTAAAACATTATTAAACGGATAAAAAACATCAGATGTCTACAAATAAAAAAATTTTAAGTGAAATAGAAAGATATAAGAATATAAATAATTATATTTTAGAACAAGAAGAAACTGATTTACCAACACCTGAAGGAGATACCGAAGGTAGTGAGGAAATACCACCATTACCAGGTGGTGATAGTGAAGAAGGTGATATAGGTACTGAAGAAATACCTGAACCTGTAGATGTAGAAAATGACCCTGATGTTGAAGTTGTGGGTGATGAGGTTGATGGTAGTGCAGAAGTTGAAGGTACTGAAGAGTTAGATGTGACTGAATTAGTTACAACACAAAAAGACATCTCAGACAAACAAGATGAATATATGGAAACCATGTTTAGTAAATTAGAGGACCTAACTTCTAAATTAGGTGAAATGGATAATATTTTAAATAAAATAAATGATTTAGAAAGTAAGGTGGAAAAATACAGACAAAAAACACCTGAAGAAAAATTACAGTTAAGAAGTTTAGATAGTTATCCATATAATCAAAAACTTACAGATTTCTTTATGGACAAACAAGATGAACTAGAAAAAACAGGAAAAAACGAATATGTTTTAACTGATGAGAATATAGAAAATTATTCAGAAAGTGATATAAAAAAATCATTTGACGCACCATTTGAAGACAAGGAATTTTAATCTTTCGGTTTGACTTAATACTTTTTGTTGTTATATTTTATTTGAATAACAGATAAAATTTTAACGAATAAAAGAAAAACTATTATGGCAAATGCTCTTGACGCAGTACTGGCTCAGTACGAAAAAAACACAGAATCTCGCGGTAATGGAGATGGAATGACGCAAGAAGAGCGTCTTAAAAAATACTTCACAACATACCTACCTAAAGGTACTAAATCAGGACAATCTCGTGTTCGAATCCTACCTACATCTGATGGCTCTTCACCATTTAAGGAAGTTTGGTTTCATGAAGTACAAGTAGATGGTAAATGGGTCAAGTTATACGACCCAGGTAAAAACGATGGAGAACGCTCACCATTGACGGAAGTTTACGAAGAACTTATATCAACAGGAAAAGAGGCTGATAAAAAGCTCGCAATGCAATATCGTCCTCGTAAGTTTTACATCGTAAAAGTTGTTGACCGAGACAACGAGGAGGACGGAGTTAAGTTTTGGAGATTCAAAGACAACTATAAGCAAGAAGGTATCCTCGACAAGATTATTCCAATATGGAGAGCGAAAGGTGATATAACCGATGCAAATGAAGGACGTGACTTGATTATTGAACTTGCGAAATCTAAAACTAATTCTGGTGTTGAATACACTATTGTTCAAACTATTATGTATGATGACCCTTGTAAATTAAGTGATGATGAAGATACCATGAAAGAATGGATTGAAGACGAAATGACATGGAGTGATGTCTACGCACAAAGACCAACCGAATATTTGGAAGCTGTTGCTCGTGGTGAAACACCCGTTTGGGACTCTGAACTTAAAAAGTTTGTATACGGTGATAACACGACCGAAACAATCGGAGGAGAATCAAAATCAAATGAAACGGTTGAGGACCCACAAGCAAAGATGGAGGTTGATGAGGACCTTCCTTTCTAAAAACCAAAACCTACAGATGGGAGGGTGTAATGCTCTCTCATCTTTTTAATTTTATAAAATGGCGATTAAAAAGAATAATTTTAAAGACATAAAGAAGAAGTTCTCTTCTTCAGCAAAATTCAAACCACAAAGATTTTACGACTTAGGTTCTGAATTTTTGGATGCGGTAGGAGTACCAGGTCCGGCTATGGGACATATCAATATGTTCTTGGGTCACTCGGATACAGGTAAGACTACTGCGTTAGTAAAGGCTGCGGTTGACGCACAGAAGAAGGGTATCCTTCCTGTGTTTATTATCACAGAACAAAAGTGGTCTTTTGACCACGCAAAACTTATGGGTTTTGACTGTGAAGAAGTTGTTGATGAAGAAACGGGTGAACTTGATTGGGACGGGTTCTTCATTTTTAATAATGACTTTGAGTATATTGAACAAATTACCGAGTTTATAAATAATTTGTTGGACTCACAAGAGAAAGGTGAGTTGGAGTACGACTTGTTGTTCCTATGGGACTCTGTTGGTTCTGTACCGTGTAAGATGACTTATGAAGGTAAGGGTGGTAAGCAACACAACGCGGCTGTTCTTGCTGACAAAATCGGTATGGGCATCAACCAACGAATCTCAGGTTCACGCAGGTCGGACTCAAAATACGAAAACACTTTGGTTATTGTTAACCAACCGTGGGTTGAACTTCCTGACAATCCGTTCAGTCAACCGAAGATTAAAGCTAAGGGTGGTGAAGCCATTTGGTTAAACTCATCTTTGGTCTTTTTGTTCGGCAATCAGAAAGGTGCGGGAACAAGTAAAATCACGGCGGTTAAGGATAAGAGAAAAGTGAAATTCGCAACGCGTACAAAGGTTTCTGTACTTAAAAACCACATCAATGGATTGGGGTATGAGGATGGTAAAATTCTTGTTACCTCACACGGATTCTTGGCAGGTAAAGATTCTACTGAGGAGAAGAAATCTATTGAGCAGTATAAGTCAGAGCAATCTGAGTATTGGAAAGAGGTCATCGGAACCGGTGGTGATTTCAAATTAGAAGAAGACGGTGGAACCTTTGATATAAATGCGTTGTGACAAAAACCTTATTAGTTGACGGAAACAACCTATTTAAGATAGGTTATCACGGGGTTCGTGAGTATTACCATAAGGGTAATCACATTGGCGGTATCTACCACTTTG